AGGGCTTATAATTGGGGGAACATAGCAGGAGATGATTTTAAGTCACCAACTTTGAAAAACATACATTTGACTCAGAGTTGGGTAGTGAGTCAATATAAACATGAATATAATCCTTGGCATACTCATAGTGGAGATTTTTCAGCAGTCATCTATTTAAAAATACCAGATGATATGGAAAATCATTTTGAAGAAGAAAAACAAGATCATTATCCTGCTAGTGGCCTTATTGATTTCAAGTTTAGTGAAAAGTTGGATATGAGAAGTGATACTTTTATGGTTCATCCAAAAGCAGGAATGTTTCTTGTATTTCCTTCATGGTTGAATCATAGCGTATATCCTTTCTATTGTGAAGGAGAACGAAGAAGTATGAGTTTTAATGCTAATATGGTGGCAACACCATGATTTTAGTTGATATGAATCAAATATCTTTTGCAAGTATGATGATGCATTTTCATATAACAAAGAGCAAAACTCCCGATGAGAGTATGGTTCGTCATATGATACTTAATTCGTTACGTATGTACCGTACACGATTTTCATCAGAGTTTGGTGAATTAGTTTTGTGTCATGATTCCAGACATTACTGGAGAAGGAATTATTTTCCGCAATATAAAGCTAATAGAAAAAAAGGAAGAGAACAATCAGACCTTGATTGGGATGTTATTTTTAAATGTCTAAATGAAATCAAGGAAGAAATACGAATCAATATGCCATACAAATCTGTAGAAGTGTATGGTGCAGAGGCTGACGATATTATTGCTACGATTTGTTCGGAGTATTCAGAAGAAATTTTAATTCTCTCAGGAGATAAGGATTTTATTCAAATGCAGAGATTTCCTAATGTTAAGCAATACAGTCCGATTACAAAGAAGATGATTAATGGAGCAAATCCTGATGGCTATCTCAAAGAGCATATATTCAAAGGTGATACTAGTGATGGTATTCCTAATGTTTTGTCTCCCGATAATACATTCACCGACAGCTTACGGCAGAAACCTCTCACAAAGAAAAAAATTGCTGGTTGGAAAGATCACAATTTTGAAGATGTTGCACCAAATGATGAAGTTAAAAGAAATTACCAGAGAAACAAAACACTGATTGATCTTACTTGTGCTCCAAAAGAATTAGGTACAGAAATTCTTGATACATTTCGTGAAGCTCCCTGTAATGATCGCAGCAAAATATTAAATTATTTTATACAAAAGAGGTTAAAGAACCTCACCGAATCGATAGGAGAATTTTAATGGCATTCGATACATACACACCACTATTTTCAGAGATTTTAGACAAAGTGTCTAAACTGAAAACCAAAAAAGAAAAGATCGATCATCTACAAAAATACAACACCGACTCTCTTAGAATGGTTGTTAAATCCTCATTTGATCCTAAAGTCAAGTGGGCATTACCTTTTGGTGAAGTACCTTATAGAACTAATGAAGCTCCAGAAGGTACAGAACATAGTATGTTATCTTATGAAGCAAGAAAACTTTATCACTTTATTGAAGGTGGTGATAATCTTATATCACAAAATAAACGTGAAAGCTTATTTGTTCAACTGTTGGAGGGTTTACATCCTGACGAAGCTGATGTTCTTATTGCAGCAAAAGATAAAATTCTGCATCAAAAATATAAGGGTCTTTCTGCTAACGTAGTAAAAGAGGCTTTTGGTTGGACTGAAGAGTTCATGCTACCAGAACCAGTAGTATATCCACAATCTCCCGGCCCAGCAAATGGTTGATGCCCCTTATAGAAAGTGGCAGTGCATGGCATGTGACTATATCTATGATGAAGAACTTGGTGACAAAGAAGAAGGATTTGAACCTGGCACTAGATGGGAAGATATTCCAGATGATTGGTATTGTCCTGATTGTGGTGCTGTAAAAGAAATGTTTGTGGAAATGGAAGACTAATGCTTATTGAGGATGATGTCAAACTAGACTACTCCGATGTACTAATCCGTCCTAAGAGATCAACTCTCACATCTAGAAATGATGTAGAGTTGTCCAGAACCTACACCTTTTATCACAGTCAAAAAGAATGGACAGGGGTTCCTATTATGTCAAGTAATATGGACACAACTGGTACATTTGAGATGCATGAAGAATTGAGTCATCATGGCATGGTGACTTGTATTGCTAGACACCATAACAAAGACGGTATGTCTTGGCACTTAGCAGAACGAAGAAACAAGCTTTGTGTCATGTCTGGTATATCAGACAAAGAGATATTAGAAATTGTAGGTGTTGCTAATACATATTCTGATGTATCATTTGTTGGCCTTGACGTTGCAAATGGGTACACCATCAATTTTGTAGAATCTGTTAAGCATTTGAGAGGGTTGCTTCCAAACGCAACAATCATAGCAGGGAATGTAGTAACAGCAGATATGACAGCAGAATTGATTCTTGCTGGTGTTGATATTGTAAAGGTCGGAGTTGGACCTGGCAGTGTATGCACTACTCGTACCAAGACAGGTATAGGGTATCCACAGTTAAGTGCTGTTATAGAATGTGCCGATGCTGCACACGGTGTTGGTGGTCACATCATAGCAGATGGTGGTTGTAATTCTTCTGGAGATGTAGTGAAAGCATTTGCAGCAGGTGCTGATTTTGTAATGATTGCTGGTATGTTAGCAGGGCATGATGAGTGTGATGGTGAGTTGATATTTAAAGATGATCACCCAAAACCAGTAGGTATGAAATTCTATGGAATGGCATCCAAAACTGCTATGGACAGACATGGACATCCTAATAGAGAGTATAGGGGTGAAGAGGGAAAATCCGTGATAGTACCATATCGTGGTCCTGTACAGGATACAGTTAATGATATTCTTAGTGGTATTCGATCTGCCTGTACTTATGTTGGTGCAAATCGTCTAAAGGACTTGACAAAATGTGCTACATTTGTTAAAGTAAATAGTACGCATAACAGGATATATGAATAGTGTCTTTGACAAGAAAACGAGTTATCTTTGATCGTGATGGTAAAACCCCATACATGATCCGACATCACCTTATATTCAGAGAAAAATCTGGGCATCTGGAAGAGAATATAAGAGTTCCTTTCAACGCATATCTGCACAAGATAGTCCTATCTGATGAACCTATTCTGCATGACCACCCTTGGAGTTGGGGTACATTTATCCTTAGTGGAGGATATTATGAGCACACACCAAAAGGTACTTTTTGGAGAGGTCCAGGTTCTTGGAGAACAAAAAAATCTACTGACCTTCATTGGTTGGAACTAAAGAAGAACAAACCTTGTTGGACTTTATTTTGGCATGGTCGTAGAACAAGGGTTTGGGGGTTTCAGACCTCAGATGGTTGGACAGATTATCGAAGTTTTTTACGAAATCGTTTAGAATCAAGGACTTAGTGAGTACGATTTTACTTGACAATATCTCTTTTATCTGCTATTATATACATATGATGAAATTTATAGTTTTCGGAACCATTGTTTGGTTTGGTTGTGCATTGTATCTGGTAGCAACTGGAACATTCTAATGCTATTAAATATTAAAGGTTCTACTAAAAAGACTAGGAAACTGGTCGAAAGTGCTGTATGGGATTATGCAGAAAGATTGATGGGTAAAAGATTAGTCAAGACTCTAGAACTTACCATCAATTTGACTTGGAAATTGGCAGACAAAGAAGGTGCAGAAGGATTTTGCATCTGGGATGAGTGGGACGATTTAAGAAAGACTCCTAGAGAATTTACTATTGATCTGGATTCCAGCATCAGTATTAGAGACATTTTGATCAACCTTGCACATGAGATGGTTCATGTAAAGCAGTGGGTCAAAGGTGAAATGTACGAGTATTCAAAGTCTAACATGGTTAGGTTTATGAAGAAAAAGTACGATATGAATGACATGGATTACTATGACTATCCTTGGGAAATTGAGGCATTCGGCTGTCAGTTGGGATTGTTTATCCGTTGGTGTGAAAGCAATGGATTTGGTGATTGTTCTGAAATGAAGGAGAATATATAATGTCATATGGTGTAGATGTCTATGCTAATAAAGCAACACCTGTTGTGAAAGATAGGTCTAAATGGGCAAATGCTGGTCCTGCTGGTGAAGCAGTAAAAGATCTTCTTGAAACTGAGGATGCTGTTACAACGGCAATTTTTAATGGTGCCGAAACCTATGAGGAACTTTATGCCTCACTTAATGCAGATCCTAAGATTACAGGATATGATGTTGATGAGGTTGGGGATCTCTTTGATGAGTTTTGTGGAGATAATGCTTCAGAAGGGTATGCCTGATGTCTGAAAAAACCAGAATTTCTTTATTGATTGATACAATCTTTGTTCTGTCCTTGTTTGGGGCAGGGTGGTTTTGTATGGTAGTATTTTAATGTCACCGATAGAATGGATACTTGTCGGGTTGGTACTCGGTTTTATAATATTCTAATGACTCCAGCAGAACTTATAGTTGCAGGACTGATTTTCATTAGTCCTGCTAATGCTACAGAGATTAAATCTGACAGTTCAGCAGAATGTCTTGCACTCAACATGTATCATGAGGCAAGAGGACAAGGTAGTGCTGGACTTCTTGGTGTAACTGCTGTTGTATTCAATCGTGTGAAGGACAAACGATTCCCCAACACCGTCTGCGAGGTAGTAGAACAGGGACCAACCAGAGAGAGTTGGAAGAAGAATGGTGAATTTTTTCCTATCAG